AACCGAATGCGACAAAATTCGAGAGAGAATCAAGAAATTCAATCCAAACATGTTCTGCCTAAATGCAGACATCAAAATGGGCATCTCAAACCGTAAGAAATCGAAGCAATTTCTAGAAGAACTCTTCTCAACCCCATCACCGTTCGAAAAATGACATTGACAGATGCCCATAGTGTCCTCTACGGGCATCTGCGTTCCATTCATCAATCCGCAACTACTCATTCGTGGCCTTAAATACGTCCGGAGCTTTTGGCCACACCAATTCGTAAGGGAAGCCGTCCTGTTGAGGGACATCACGCAGTGCCTGGCGATACGCCTTGACAGACTCAAGATCTTCACTAGAGACCGGATAGTCATTCATCAGCAAGTAGTCCGTATCCGCGATCAGGCGATCACGCTTAGATCGAACCTCTTCTTCAGTTTCAGCAAGCTTCTCTTCGGGCGTCTTTTCGGGAATCTTCTCGACAGACCAAGAAAGATCTTCGCCGCGCTTTTCGCGATAACCCTCTTCCTGCGCAAACTTCTGGATGAGCGAGCGCATTTCGATGTCGTGCGGCGTCTGGGAATGATGAGAAACCACCACACCGACGAGATCTGCAGCGCACGTCGGCTTTAGCTCAGCAGCCCACGCATCGCCAGTGAAGCGATAAAACTTCGAGCCATCCTCGCCTTCATCGCCAAAAGGCGCGATGAGAGTGCAG